ATCCTTATCACAAATATCAAAATCCCCGATTAAACCTAAATTAGTAAGTGGCTGGCTCATTTTAAAATATCCTTATTTATTAAGTTTTTTATAACTCTATCAATATTTAGAAGTGTCTGACTATTGTTTCCTATGAAGCTTCTTTTTTATAGGCGACTATCGTCCTTATTAAAACCAATATATCCTTCTTGTGCAGGATAGGTTATCCATGCGCTACCATTCCATAAATTTATACTGTCATCAGTAGTTAAAATGTATTTATCCCCTTCGTTTGGAGAACCTGGAAGAGCGCCCAAAATAGAATTAAAGGAAAGTTGAACTAAGTTATCTAGCATCTGGAAATCAAAATTTAAACCTGCAATAATATCCTTATCACAAATATCAAAATCCCCGATTAAACCTAAATTAGTAAGTGGCTGACTCATTTTAAAATATCCTTATTTATTAAGTTTTTTATAACTCTATCAATATTTAGAAGTGTCTGACTATTGTTTCCTATGAAGCTTCTTTTTGGCATAGTTACTTTATATGCAGGGATACTAAAAACTTTACCTAGAGTAGAAGTTCTAGTCTGAGCTGGGACTGTGAAAGTCCCACCCGTCTGATGTATCTTTCCATAAGAAATATTAGTCCCAATAAAGACGGAGCCATCTACTACTTTCCTAGCAAGTGAGTTAAATAAAACCCCACTCTTTCTTAAAATTTTAGCAGTGCTATTTCTTTTTTGTCTAAGTGTAGGCTTCCAGGCTTTGCCCTGTGGGTCTATTTGTTTTATAAAACGCTGCCTAGTGCTACTTAATTCTAAGTCCCCAATGTCAGTTAAAAACTTTTGTTTTTCACCTAAACTTAATTCTGCTCTTTTAAAAAAAGCTAGTAAGTTTTTAGCATCAACTTTTATACTTAAGGCCATACAACTAACACCTTATTAATTTGTGCGTAAGGAGTCCCAATTACAAAAGGCTCTAGTCTTAAAGTGTATTTAGAACTTGCAGTTAATTCAACAATAACTTCACTGCCACTAAAGCTATAAGCCCCCTGCGCTTCAATTGGAAGTCCAGTGTCCTGATTTATTATTTTAATAAAGTCAGCTCCTTCTACTTCCCAATATATAGAAACTAGACCAGGCTCTATTCTCCGGTAACCCACATTAAAAACCCTACAAACTATTTCACTGTCATTAAATGACTCAGGATTTATAGGAGGCCCAAACTCATAAGACCACATCGCAGGGTCCTCATCGACTGCACTAATCGTAAAGTTAAAATTTTGATCTGCCTTTATTTCACTTATTCTAACTAGCTTTCCAGGAGTTTCCCTAGGACCTGCTAAGAATATAAAATCATCAGGATAAGAGCCGTCAAAGTCTGAAGTAGTATTATCAAAGTTAGCTCTACCACTTGGATATTGAGGCGCTTTTGCTAAGGGGTAACTTCCACTAAAGGCAATATCACAACCTAAAATAGTACATGCATAAGTTGCCATGCCCCCGTCAGGATATCTAATGGTAACATGTGTGATAGCAGTATCCTTAAATTCACTTGTAGTTTTAAGACCTGTTATTTCTTGACTTGCGTTAAATAAAAATTCAACTATTCTTCCAGAAAATCCATATTGTGTTGAGTCATGGGAAAGATAAACCAGATCCCCCCTCTGAGCTATAAGACCTTCATGGTCTACTTTCCAAGAATATAATCTTTTTTGAAAGTATTGACGGGCTGCTAAAATATTAACTTCTCTCTGGGCTTGTTGTTCTTCTGTTACCCCATCTAAGACTAGAGATATAAAATTTAAATCATCCGTATCTGCAAAAGGAACTAGACCTTCTACTGTCCTAGCTTCCCAGTCCTTATCCCTATCAGAATAAGTTCCGATCACTTTTGAGGGAACATTTATGACACTATAGTCTACTGAAAAAGAGCCGTCTAAAATATTTCCCATTCCATAAAGTCCAGAAGGTATTTTCTCTGGGTCTTCATAAACAACCCCTAGCTTTCCCTTATAATAAGTAGTTGAACCCCTGCCCACATTTGCTATTTTTTCTAGTATCTCGCTAGTAGTAGAGTCATCTTTTACAACAGCATCATAATATAAATCCCTATCTTCACAAAACAAAGCCCACTCGCTTATGCCATCAATATCTATTTCAATATCTGGAAGTCCTGCGCCAAACATTATTTCAGTTGAGCCGGCATAGCCTGGACCATTAACCCAGCCATAAGTTGGTGACTCAGGGAAAACAGCAGAGCCATCAGCAGAGGAGTTTTTAAATCCTCCTCTAGCAAAGTATAAAAACCACCATGCAGGATTTCTTGAAACTATCCAGCTCCAGGTTGAAGCACTAGCATCATAAACCCAACACTTAGCATCTATCTGAGCTGTAAATTTATTTGAAGAGCCTGATGTCTGAGTGTTAGCAACTAAGAAAAGCCCCTCAACATTCTGGCCTACCATATCAGTATTTGTGTCATCTAAAAAACACTTAAAAGAAGTAATACTAAATTGAGCTACTTTAGTCCCGTTATTATTAAGAGCATCAGGCTCTACTTTTCTAATTCTAAAATCAATTTCTGAGCTTGGAAAATCTGAAAAATTAGAAGGAACTAAGTAAGTAAATCTTTGAACTTGAACATTATCATTAATAAAATAAATTAACGCGATGAAAGTCCAGACTGGAGAGGATACTAGCTTATACTGAAGTTCAAAGGTAACTCTATTTTCTCCAAGTCCTGAGCTTGTAGCTTCATAACAATTACCCTCAAAATCTACTTCTACCCACTGAGTCCCTAGAGGGGTAACTCTATGAATGAAGTTATAATTATTAAGATCATTAGGAGCTACAAAGTTAGCAGGCCCTGGAAAATCAAGGTTATTATTAAGAGTAGCTCCTTCTAATATCCTTGGAATAACTTCGTATTGAGATTTAAAAGTTGTAGGAACTTTCCATGTAGTTTGATTTATAATACTTATTTCAGCTTGGGGAATATCTTCAATTAAAGTTTTTTCTACTCGCTTATTAGTAATAACTAAGTCACCTAACCCATGATTAAAAATGTGAGTGACGGACTGATTAGGTGAGCTTACATAGTCTCTTAGTAAAATAGTTTCTTCAAAAGTAGTAAACCCTAAAGAAGTTGGAACTCCTCCTGATATGCCCTTATTTAATTCGCCAAAAATATAAAGAGAAATTGCATTTGCTACCTGATTAACAGTAGGGGAGCTAGGAACAGGTCTTATATATGTATTGCTTAACTGCCATCTGAAGTTATTATTCGTAACAATATTTCCAGACGTTGGGCTTGTAAACCACAAAGGAGGAGCACCATAGACCGCTTGGTATAGAGGGTAGTCATGCCATAGAAGAAAATTATTTTGAGCGGTAGTTGAGTTAGCAGCTTGTGTTCCCTGAAGTGCGAAAATAGCAAGTGGAGAAATGCGCCCATAGTAAGGGTCTGAAGGGTCTGAGTGATATAGTAAAACAGGCTTTGAAGGAGAAGATATCGGACCTACAAAAAACTGTGGTGCAAAATTTCGCCTTACAGCAGCAGACATAGATGTAATATCCGCAAGCGTATATCTTGGGTCTATTTTTAATTCATATGCAGGCCAGTTATAAGGAGAAGTTGCAAAGTAACCTACTGGCATTGTTGCAGTCCAGTCGTTAGGGTTGTCAGGATTTAAAATTTGAGAGCCTAGAACTGGATATCCATTTGTGTCAAAGTCCCCACCCCAATATCCAGGGTAAGGTCTAGCCTGAAAATCAGGTGCGGCTCTCATAGACCCCATAGGAACAGGCAAAGTTTGAAGAGGTCTAAATTCATTTTGTGCAGAGGTAAGAGAAAAGTTGTTAGCAGCAATATCTACTTCAGCCTTATCAGCAGCTCCACTTCTTGCTTGTATTCTAGCGGCTCGATATCTTAAGGCTCCACTTGCAACACCACCAACTAAAGTTATGCCTGCAATTAAATAAGGAGAAGCTGCACCAGCAGTTAAAATTGTGGCTGCTACTAGAGCTGCAATAGTAATAATGTTAGCAGCTAAGTTTTTACCTTCCGCATCATTGTTCCCATTAACTATTGACCTTATCTCAACTATGTCATTTTTTTCAGGTTGTAAATCAAAACTAATATCATCAGGAAATTCCCCATTAATAGAAACGCTTAATGTCTTTTTTTCTATTCCTAGTTCTTCTAAAATCCCACCAATATCTTTAGTAGATTCTGAATATTTTCTTTTAGTAGGGTCAATAGGACTTTCCCAGTAAACTATTTTTGCCATTTGTAAAACCCCTCTAAAAATAAACCGTAAAAACTAAGCTCACTTACTTTGTGTAGACATGCGCATCCAAAAGATTTTTGCGTATGTAAGACATAGCTTACACCCTTAAGCCTTACACATAACCCCACATGATTTAATCTTTTAGTTCCTGACATTAAAACCAGGTCCCCATCTTCTGGGTCTAGTGTAGGAGTAGGAAATACAAACTTATGCATTTCTTTTCTTATCTGATGGGACTCCATAAAAAAAGATCCCTGACTTTGTGGGAATTTAAAATCAATATTAAAATAGTCACTTAAAACGTGCTCTGTAAACTCAGCGCAGTTCATTTCAGAATAAGGAATAGAGATGTACTTTCTAGACCAATGCATTTTAAAAAAGACCTGGTGCACGGCTAGTGTTATAAATATATTTTATTCCCCGTCTAATTAAATTATTTTGAATAACTAGAGTGAAAGATACCACAGTTGAGGTTATGGCTATTCTCTCAATTTGTAATTTTATTCTTTCTTCTATAGTGTTAGGAGTAGATCTTCTAATAAGTAAAGCTGTAATTTCTGCTCCCTTACCTCCTCCACTTTGGTCTATCCATTTAACTAGACTTCTGCCTACGTTTTGAATTACTAGACTAACCTTTGGTACTTCCCCTTGGATATCGTCTTGTCTTTTAAAATCAAAAGAAATAGCGTTAAAAGTCTCGCCCCCCGATACTACTTCTTTATTATCTTTAACAAGCCTAATAGTCCCTGATATTTGTGGGTGAGTTATTTCCAGCAAAATTAAAACGCTTTCTTCTGCGTTTAATCTGTTAACATTTATTTTAAAGTTAGAAGTAAAACTAGGCATCATAAGACTCTAGTAGGAAAGTCCCTTGATATAAATGATTTGCTTTTTGAAAAGCTATTTGCGTATTAACAAATCTAAAACGCTTTTGAACCCCATCAAAAGGGTCATTAAGTAAAAACCAATAAGAGCCGTAAGCTACGGAAGTTCTAAACCAAGTTAAAAAATTAGAATAATCATCTTCAAAAATGTTAACCGTAAATTGAACTTGAAACATAGGTCTACACTGCACAGGTCTAGTTTTAACAGGACCCACTTCGAGTTCTGACCTTAAAACATTCTGCTGAATTTCTCTAGTTAAGGAGTTGTCATTTATAAATATATAGGTTGGAAAAATTGGTATCATTTAAACCCCACTTCTTTTTAAGCCAAAGCTATTTTGAAAAGTCTTAGATATGTTTCCATTTCTAGAAATATCTTCTAGAATAATGCTAACAATAGTTCCTTGAGCATCCTGCTCGACTGAAACATTTCTAGTTTCTTTTGGAGAGCCTGAGTTTTGAATTACAACTCTTGTCTCTCCTCCCTGTGGGCTAGAAACTAAACCTCCATTTGCAAAAGCTGGCATGCCTGCAGAATAATTAGGTGCTCCATTAAATCCCCTGGCCATTCTTTTTAAGTTAGTAAAAAAGTCAGCTCCAAAATGTGAAACTGTTTTAGCATCACTAACAAATTCTCCATTAGATAGTCTTGCTAAAATAGAATCTGAAGTCCCAGATCCAGGACCTACAACAGAGCCTCCACTTGCAAATCTTTTTATTATTTTTCCGCCACTTAAAAAACCTCCAGTAGCTACTGCAGGAGTAGGAGCCGCTACACTAGGTGTTCCAAAGACTCCAGGGATAGCAGAGCTTAAGGCTCTTAAGAGTGCAGCCTCTAAAATAATTCTTTGAATAGATGCTACTGCTGAACTTGCAAAATCTTTAAACCCCTGGCTTGCACTTTTAGTTCCATCACTCACTGATGCAAAAGCAGAGCTAAAAGAAGAAACTGCAGTGTTTCCAATGGCCGCAAAAACTTGTCTTGATTCTTCTCCTAACTTAGTAACATCTGTTTTTACCTTAGCCACACTATCAGTTGCAGTCTTAGCCAGAGGGTTTCCTACTAACTCGCTAAAAGAATCATTTATAGTTTTTAGCCCGTCTGATATTGCCCCACTTAGTCCAAGGGTAAAAGTATTTGCTAAGTCAACCCCTCCCTCTAAAAAGGTTGTAGACAATTTTGACTTAGAGTCTCCAAAGCTAGTAATTATATTTTCTCGCCATAGATCAAAATTAGCAGCATTATTTTTCCAGTCATAGATGCGATCAAGTCCAGGTAAGGCCCCAATAGTTCTAAAAATTGTAGCAAATAAATTTAGAAAAGGAGCTACAAAAACCCTAGCAAATCCCTTAAGCGCAACGTCCCCTAGAATAACTAAAGACTCTGACCAGCTTTCAGTTATTTGAGTTAGCTTTATAAATACATTTGCTACCCCTGCAAGCGCTGCCCCAAAAGCTACTATTGCAATAGTTATTCCTACAGGACCTGCTAAAATTACAAGGAGCTTAAGCATTGCGCCCGTAAAAATTCTTACAGCTATAAGCCCAGCTCCTAAAGCTGATGATAGAAATCCAAGCCCTATAAGTAAGGGACCAATGGCAGCAGCAGCGGCCGCAATTACTACGATAGTTCTTCTTGTAGAAACATCTAAACTGTTTAGGAAATCAACTGCGCTCTGAAAGTTAGTGACAAGTTTTGCAATGACAGGTGCTAACTCTGCACCTATTAATTCTAAAAAATCCCCAAAGGAATTTTTTAACTGGGCAAGCTGGCCATTAAAAGTTTTAGTAGCTTCGAGTGCTGACCCTGCAAATCTAGCAGCAACTAAATCAATGGCAGCTCCAGCTCTTAGCTGTTCTTCGCTTAAGGCTCTAATAGCAGGAATACTTTCTGCAATTCTACCTGAAAGACCTGAAAATGTTTTTCCTAAATTTGTAATTGATGCTTCTAATGGAGCTCCAGTTGCAGCGCTTAGGTTAACAGCAGCTTCTACTAATTTTGTGGCCTGTTCATTTGTAGAAGTAAAGTTACGAGCTAGGGCTATATTTTGTAAAATTACCTCATCCCCAAAGGTTGATGAAGCTTGTAAGGCAGAGGCAAATTTTTGTATCCCTAAAGATGCTTCATTAGAAAAAGTGCCTGCATTTTTTAAAGACTGATTAAGTAAGGAGACGGCTTCTTCTTGTTTTGCAAAGTTAGCAACAGCTAAAGTTCCTGCTGCTAGTAAGGGACCTGTTACAAATAAAGATAAACTTTTGCCTGTGTCTCTTAAAGATTTTCCAACTTTTGCAAGGGAAGTTTCAACTCTCTTAGATACATCGCCTAAAGACTTAAGTCCTGATGCTGCGGAAGCGTAAGCCTGACTTCCTTTTTTTGCATCTTTTGCTGATGTCTCTAACTCCTCATTAAAATCTTCTAATGCAGCTTCACTGCCAGTGACATTTTTAACGAATTGTTTTAGGGATGTATCTACTTCTTTTATTGCGCTCTGGGCTTCTGCAGTTGTCGCACTTATTTTTAGTTCTACACCATACTGAGAATCTTGAGACATCTAGCTTAATTCCTTTTTAGCCCACTCTTTAAAGTCCTTACTTTTGACCATTTGATTTGCGACGGCTTGCATAACTCTTTGATGTCTCTCTGCAAATCCTATGACTTCTAAAAAACTTTGCACCTGAGCTAAACTATATTTTTCTATTTCTTCTAATCTATGTCCAGTTGAAACTAACTTTTGTACAGCTAAGACCCAGTCTATTTTTTGTTCAAAGTCTTGGCCATTGCCTTTAGACTTGGGAATACTTTTTGGGACAAAAAATCAGCATTTACCTCTACAACATTTGTTAAAATAAAACTTGCAGCTTCTAAGCTCATGCTTTCTATTGTTTCTTTTGATAGAGAAGTTGTTATAGTAAGAGCCTGAACTATAATTTCAAAGTCTATTTTTATGATTTCAAAAATAGCCTTAGCAATTCCTAGATCTCCGGAAGCTGCATTTTTCTGTATTTTATCAATTACTTTATCTGCAAGCTCTGCCATGTAAGGCAGCTTACCAAAAGGAATAGTCTTAATTTGAACTATCTCTTCACCTAACTTAACTTCTAATGTTTCTGGAAATATTACTTTTAATTCTTTCATACTATTTTCATCCCCTTCTTAATCTAAAATAACCACCAAGGTTTAAGTCTTGATTAGCATAGTCCAGCTCTATCTGACCTGTGAGATTAAGTAGAAAATAATTTCCCTGAGATATCAAGTCTAGTTGAGACACTGGGCTGAAAAGAACTTTGTATATTTCAACACCTAGTGGCTCTTCTTCTCCTTCCCCATAGTTAGTTCCCTTAAAGTATAAATATTTAGGTCCCTTAAACTCTGACAAGAAGTTAAATTCATCAAGTCCTGTATTATTGTAGTTTGATGTTATCCGTAAGTAGACAGCTCCAGCTATGACTCTATTTCTAAGAAGCTCTATGCCCTGAGAAGAGAATGAAAAATCAGTATCTAAAACTAAAGCTTCTATAAGATTGCCGTCCACATCTAAAACCTGAACAAGTAAATCAGTTATGACAGTTCCATTGTTTTTAAATACAAAAAAGTTACCTTCACTTAAGGCTAGGCCATCACAAAGTAAATACTCCTGCACAAAACCCACTGCAGAGCCGCTTGTAAAGGGTGCGGATTGCATAGCTACTTCCATGTTTCTAGTTTTAGAGCATAGAACAGATAAGTTTAGGGCAACATTTTGAACTTGCAAACGAGTTGCAGGCTTTATATTAGTCTGATTGTATCTGTTTTCTTTTCCTAATATTTCACTTTGAATTATTATAGAAGCTGACTGAATATTGCCCATTTTTTTAAGGGGAGCTTCTATGCCACAGACTAAACCCGAAGTGCTTTCACACTCGGATTTAACTTCTGACATATAAAACTCACCCCTTAAAAAAGTGCAGCAGCTTTCAGAAATAGACATTAAGCTACGGGACCAAACTCAATATTGTAATATTTAGAAACTCCAGCTCCAATCTTACTGTTATCTTTTAAGATAGTTCCTGTTAATTCTACAGAGCCAAACTCACCAGTCGTGATAAGATTAAAAGTTGAGGTAGGGTCAAACTTAACCTTAAAAACTCTTAGTGCAACTTGTTGATCGCCACCTTCTCCAACATTTATGCCATCAAAAAAGATTTCAAATATTTGCTGACCAGTAGTTAAGGCTTGAATTATAGTGCTAATGCCATAGTCATAAGTAATTTCTAAATCTGTACCTATAGTAATAGCCCCACCTGAAATTAAAATAATTCCTGCAGAAGATACGATATAGTCTGTATTCTCAACAAAAGTTGTTGCCCCTTCTACTACTGTTACTCCAACTCTATCTGGAATAAACGCAAGTGGAATAAGCTCATCTAGTGCAACAGTTGTATATAAATAATCCGTTATTGTTCCTGCTGATATGTTTCCAAAAGCACCTGTGCCCTGAAAAGCTAGGGCTAAGTTACGAGCCTTTAGACAATTTAGAGTCATAGAAATAGTAGCTGAATTAATATAGGAAATTGAACAGGCAGTGCCCCCAAGAGAAGTAAAATCTTCTTGTTCTACTTCTGTTAACTCATGATTAATTGCAAATGCACTAGCATTACCTACTGGCAAAGCAGGATTTGCAGTTCCTTCTTTTTTTAAATAAAACTGGCCTCTAAAGTAACCACAACATAAATCCATTCTTAAACCCCCTGGTTTTTATTTTAAAATAATAGTTGAAAAACTTGAACTAGACATTAAATTATTACTTTCCCCATCAGGGAAAAGCATTTCATCAGAATTCCACGATATAAAATCATAGGCTTCTCTCATGTTTAAATTTTTATTAAATTCTGTAATTGATTTTTTAACTGCTCTTCTAGACTCTGATAACTCCATGAATTGCCCATCAAGATAAATGTCTGTTGTTATAGGGTCTTTTTTAAATTCAAAAGTATCTCTAATACACTGAAAGATAATAACAATATTAAAAATATGATTAGCCTTTGGAGTGCAATCTTTAATCCTTTGTTGAGGAGCCGCATTTGATGAGGTCCCTGGAAAAATCCAGAGAGATCTAGGACTTGGACAATCTTTTTTTAAGGCATCTTCTAAGTCATTAAGGTCTGCTTTTGGCATTGCAAAAAAATCTTTTGTAGAAAAAAACTTTTCTAAGTTCACATCTTTTCTTAAGTGGACTAATAAAGGATTTAAGTAAGGAAGATCCGTAATTCTAATTGACACATGAGCACCCATTAGAACAACTTCCACAACATACTTTTGTTGGCAAGCAACTAGGCTCTGTTTTTTCTACTGAGAATTTTGATCTCTTTCTAGAGGGAATACATACCCCGTCATCAGTGCATATCTCTGAACAGGAGCAGACTTCTGATATTTCTGCTTTGCATTCATCACACT